AAAGATAAATGGTTCCAATGAGACTATATAATATCCAGACAATGAAAAGTCCGGAAAGAGTGAGAGAGGCTATTGAAGAGGCGGTTAGTATTCTTAAACAGAACTGCATTCTCGCAGATTTTAATGAAGACGATATTAGAGAAAGATATTCTGAAGATTTGCGATTAGTTAAAAACTATTTAACTATTATGGAGTTGATGTTAGAAAATGAGTAAGAGAACTGTACACGGGCCTCAACTTCTTACATTTATAAGTAAGATAGAAAAGAACCTAGAAGACTTCAATTTTTATGATGCAAATTCTTCGAAAGAAGAAAAAATGGCATATATTAGATATCAGAGAGAACTTTTTGATATCGCAGAGAGAGTATTAGAGGGTAGTTTATACTTCGTTGGTACATCTCAAGAAGTCAGGGAAACAAAAAGTTAAAAATATTTTAAAATTATTTCTATTTTCGGGTGTCTTGAGAGAAATAAATCCATAAATATACACATACAATTACTTGATGAGATTAAATTAATTCTAATTTTCGCAAAGGAGAATCATAAATGGCGGATTCAAATCTAAGCACTTCGATTGCTGCAGTACTTTCTAGAGGTCAATCACTTATTTCAAGTGCAACCGCATCAGAACTTGCTGACATCACCGAAGCACTTAAAAAAATCAAAAAGACTGATGACTCAACAGCAGAATCTGCTGTCAACGCAAGAGTAAGTTCGTTGTATTCTACTGCAACGATTGACGAAAAACTTAAACTATCTAGAGCTGTCGCAAATATGTTGGAAACAAAATTTGTAGATGGTATCCAGTTTCCAGATGATACTGGTATATCCGATAGAATTCTAAAGACAAATGGTATGTCTACTCAGTGGGCAAAAGTATCTTTGTCTGATATGAATGCCCTATCTGGAACTCCTACCGCTGGAGATATTCTAGTTTACGATTCTAGTTCAACTGCATTTGTTTCTACTCCTGCTGATGCTGCAAAGATTCGATACTACGCAGACGCCGCAAGTCTCCCAACAGATGGTGAGAAAGGCGAACTAGTTCTTTGTGGTACAGACTTCAAATTCTATTGTGTGAAGAATGTAACTCACGGTGTAACTGCAGTAACTGGTGCATATGTTATTAATTCAGAGAATAATCCTGCATTGACTTTCTACAGAGGAAGCACATACACATTCGCACTTGATGGAACTTCAACTTCATCTCATCCTTTCTACTTTGCGACAAGCAATTCTGGAAGTTATGCTGGAGAATACACAAGTGGAGTAACAAATTCTAGAGCAACATCAGGAAGTGTAACAATCACAGTTCCTTCAGATGCTCCTTCTACTCTATACTATCAATGTGGAAATCACTCATCAATGGTAGGGACTATCACTGTTGAAAGTCCTTGGGTCGCAGTAACGGCTGCAAACTAAAAGAATTATAACGGAGAAAACGAATGTCATATTTAGATAGCGCATTAGACGCAGCAAGACTTACAATGGTTGCTGACATCGAAGCACAAGTCTCTACCGCAAACAAAGACGAACTCTTGAAATATGCAAGAATGGTCAAGAATCTAAGAGAAACTGATAATGTAACAATCGAAACATTAATCAACGCAAGATTGGAGTCTCTTCTTTCTACAGAAGATGATGTCGATACTCTTTTAGATCTTTCTGACAGTTTGTCAAAGGTATTGGACTTGGTTCAACCTAATACAGAAACAGGAAGAGAACTTCCTACACAATCCGGTAACGGTGGTAAGTATCTTACAACAGACGGAACAAACGTCTCTTGGGGAACACCAGCACTATCAGATGTTTCTGATTTAACCAGTGTTTCTAACGGAGAAGTTCCAGTTTATACTGGTTCTGGATTTACGGGAGAAACCTTAGTAAATAAAACTATCGCTGCAGAATATAACTCAGTTGCTGGATTGCCCGCAAGTGCAAGCAATGGTGACTTTGCATATGTTCTAGAGAACAGCAACATTTATTATTGGAATGGAACTGCATGGACTGCATTCGGTTCATTTGTTGCTTCCTAACAATATAATAAAACAAAATAACGAGGGATAAAAGACATGGCAGATTCAAATTTACAAAACGCAATCGGCGCGATGAAAACAAAAATTCGTGCAGAGGTCGGTGGTGCGGATGTAGATAATGTATTAAAGTTGTCTAGAGCCGCAAAGAATACAGGTTTGGATACAGACGGAGATGTTGAGGGAGATTTCAACATTCGAGCATTGTCTCTATCCACGACTGCTAATGCAGGCGAAGTAGACAAGTTAAGTAGAGGAATTAAGAAACTTATCACAAGAGATGTAGACACCGGCGGTGTTTCTATTTCTAGTTCTGATGATGTTCCTGCTGGTTCTACAAACCAGTATTTTTCTGAAGGTGGAACAAGAGGGCTAGTTCAATCTAGTGGAGACGTAAGTTATAATTCAGTGACTGGTGAATTTTCTTTCACTGCCCCAGCGGGTGGTTTGACAGTTTATACTAATTCATCAGAATTACCTTTGAGTGGAAATAACGCGGGCGATCAAGCACTCGTTACTTCTACCAACAGACTGTACATCTTCACAGGATCAGGATGGTATAGCGTACCAGTATCTTAATATTTGGTTGGTTCCTTATACTGTCAATAACAAAGTAATTTAAGGGAGTTGCCGAATGGCTGACGCACAACTATCAACGTCGATAACATCAATTAGTGAAAGAGCATCAGAGGTCGCGCAAACGGCCTCTGCGGATGAGTTACAAAAAATATCCAGAGTTGCTCCAAGTCTTGAACAATCAGAAAACGCAGCACTAGAAGTTGCAATCAACACCAGAGCAGCAGCAATTGCTGGAACTGCGACTGCATCTGACTTGAAAAAGATTGGAAAGGCAATCGGAAATATGTTAGAACCACAAACTGCTTCCGTATCGGGAGAGTTTATTGGTGCTCAATCTGGTCATTCTGGAAAATTCTTTTCTACGAATGGAACTGCAAAAAACTGGGGCGGAGTCACTATGGGTGGACTTCAACAGGTTCAGCTGTCCACTATAGAGAATGATCAGACACTTGTATATAATAGTGTCAGCGGTAAATTCGAAAACTCTTCAAGAGCATTTGATATTCCCCAATACTCACTAACACAAAATTTACCAGCATCTGGAACAACTGGAGAAGTTGTTTTTGATGTTCAATCATCTCAACTCAAATATTGGGACGGATCAGAATGGAAGACTGCAGCTGTAGTTGCAGCATCATCTGGAGGTGGAAGCTCTAGTGCTGCGACGACTTTAATGGTTGTCGGAAACCAGAATAGTTATTATGGTGCTAGTGGAATTTATGTGTATGACGCAAGTGATTTATCTGCTCAAGCAACTAAATTAACTCCTGCGGGCATTGATAGCGGAGACAGATTTGGTCTTTATGTTGCGGCAAATTCTGAATTTATTTTTGCCGGGGCTCATGGAGATACCAGTGGTATGGGTGCGGTATACGCATACGATGTAAGCGATTTAACCGCTGCGCCGACAAAACTAATAGCACACGATAGACAAAATGACGATTCGTTTGGAAAAAGCATTGCTGCTTCTTCGAATAAACTGGTAGTAGGTGCTCCAGAAGACGACGACCTCGGCAACAATTCCGGATCTGTTTATGTATTCGATACATCTGATTTGTCTGCAACTCCTACAAAACTGACAGCATTTGATGGTTCTGGCGATCAGAAATTTGGTGCATTGGTAGCGGCAAGTGATGATTACATTGTTGTTTCTGCTGGATTTGATAACGCGACTGGTTCAGTTTATGTTTTCGATGCAAACGATCTATCTGCACAACCAACTAAGTTAACCGAGGGTGTCGCTAGTGATAAATTTGCAGTTTCTATAGCAGTATCTTCTAATCATATTGTAGTTGGTGCCTGGTATGATTCCACAGTTGGGAATGTAAGCGGGGCAGCTTATGTATACGATGCGAGTAATTTATCTGCATCTCCCACAAAACTAACAGCATATGATACTTTCATCGGCCATCGATTTGGTGCATCAGTCGCGGCAAGTGATGATTATATTGCCATTGGGACGCACGAAGATACCGACAACGGTGATATGAGTGGGGCCGTATATGTATATGACGCAAGTGATTTATCTGCTCAACCGACCAAAGTGACTGCATTTGACGGATCTGATTATGACCAATTCGCAAGAACCGGATCAATTTCTATAAATTCAGATAGACTTATTGTTGGTTCCCAGACAGATGACGATGTTGTAAACAATAGTGGATCTGCGTATATATTTGATTTATCTGATCTCTCTGCGGCTGCAACCAAAGTAACAGCACATGACGCGGGATCAGATTATCGATTCGGGTCTTCAGTTGCGATGGTACAAAGTGCTGGAAGTTCTAGCGGTAGTTCTGAAGAAAGTTCCGGTGGTTCTACAGTTACTTATAAGATGATTGTTGGTTCATGGAGAGACAATGATAACGGTGCTGCGTCTGGTTCTGTTTATGTTTATGATCTAGATGGAACTAATGAAGTCAAAATCACGGCGAGCGATGGTGCAGCAGAAGACAGCTTTGGATGGACAGTTGCAGTTGATGACGGAAAGGTCGCTATCGGAGCTCGGAACGATGACGACAACGGGGCCTCGTCTGGTTCTGTTTATGTCTACGATCTAGATGGTTCTAATGAAGTTAAGATAACATCAAATGACAGTTCTAACTACGATTTTTTCGGAAACGTAGTTGCGTTAGGTGAGGGTAAACTTGCTGTTGGTGCTCGTAATTCCGGTTCGACAAACGGCAAAGGTGCGGTATATGTATACGAAGTAAGTGATTTAACATCAGCACCTACAAAACTAGTGGCAGCTGACGTGGCAGATGGAGATGATTTCGGAGCATCTATTTCTATAACCTCCAATAAACTCGTAATAGGATCTCCAGAGGACGATGATGTCGGAGGGAATTCTGGATCGGTTTATGTATATGACTCAAGTAATTTATCTGCAACACCCACAAAACTAACTGCGTTTGATGGTTCTTCCGATAAGAAGTTTGGGTTGATTCTAGCAGCAAATGACGATTATATTGTTGTTTCTTCTGGGGTAGAATTCTCGACTGGTGCGATTTATGTATATGACGCAAGTAATTTATCTGCACAACCGACTAAGTTGAGCGAAGGTGTTGCTAGTGACAAATTTGGAATATCGATTGCAGTTTCTTCTACCCACATCGTAGTTGGTGCTCGAGGAGATTCTACTGTCGCAAATGCCGCTGGGGCCGTTTATGTATATGACGCAAGTAATTTATCTGCAACACCCACAAAACTGACAGCAAGTGATGGTGCATTCGATGACCAGTTCGGTATCTCAGTTGCAATTGGAAACAACAAGATCCTTGTTGGGGCTAATCAAGATGACGATGGCGGCAATAATTCCGGATCAGTATATGTTTATGATCTAGATGGAACTAATGAAGTTAAAATCACCGCAAGTGATGGCGCAGCAAACGATCAATTTGGTCGAGCAGTTGCAATGGTACAAAGTGCTGGAAGTTCCAGTGGTTCTTCTAGCTCATCCACACCAGTAGATTGGAGTCCGTTAACATTGCTCCAGACGGCTGGTAAGAGTGTGTACGATATTACTAGTGGAACTACGGGGGAGTCAGATCTCGCAGTAGATATGACAGAAACGCATACCGTTCTTGGAGTAGACAAAGCATACAGTGGTTACGGATCAGCATATATCATAGATACTGTATCTGGAAATGTTACTGCGACCATAAACAATCCTAATCCATTAACGGCAGGAAGTTTCGGAAGAAGAAACTCTGTCGGTACAGATGGTACTCATGTTGTTCTTGGTAATAGAGATCAAGATCAAGTATATGTCTACGATATGACAGGAACACTTCTGAGAACTATCACTGGCCCAGATTCTGGTGCGATGTTCGGTCACTCTGTAAAGATTGACGGAGACTATATCGTAGTCGGTGGATATAATCAGGATAAAGCATATATCTGTTCTACATCGACAGGTGCGATTCTACACACACTGACAAATCCAAATGTATACGGATCTACTCCGGATCAATTCGGACAGGTAGTTGATATTTCTGGAAACTTTATGGTAGTTTCTACCGTAGAAGAAGATGCTGCAGATGGTAGTAACTCAGGTGTCGCATATGTTTATACTGTGGACGCTGGTAGTTTACTTCATACATTTGTCAATCCTAATGCACACGGAACAAGTGCTCTGGATAACTTCGGAATTGACTGCGCGATTGATGGAAACTATCTTGTAGTGGGTGCTTTCGGCGAATCTGACGCTGCTGTAGGGTCTGGTTCTGGTAAGGCGTACTTCTACAATGTCGCAACAGGAACACTCTTACACACCATTGACAACCCGAATCCGGACAGTGGAACTGAAGTAGATTACATGGGCTGGTCAGTTGATGTCGAAGGTCAAACTGCAATAGTTAGTGCATGGTATGAGACTGGAGCCGGAGGAGCAGACTCTGGTAAGTGTTACCTCTATGATGTAGTATCAGGAAATCTATTGCATACCATTGAAGATCCAAATGTATATTCTGGTGGGGGAACTGATGATAGATTTGGTTCCGAAGTTGCAATATCAGGAACTTTCATAGCAATCTCCGCAAAAGGCGAAGATCATGCAAGTCAAAATAATGTTGGCGCAATCTATGTATTCAAAGGAGAATAATTAAATGGCTAATACGTTTACCGCAAGAGACACTCTCAAGACAAAACTACTCGCAGCATTAGGTAGTGCTACAAATGCGGATCAAATTGTCAAGTTATCTAGAACAATAGAAAAAGCGAACCTAG